TTAAGGTCGTTAACATCATTCACATCTTGCATAAAGGCAAATTCTTCCACTAGTTCTTGAAATTCATCAGACTCTTGATTTGTAGCACTATATTTACTAAAATTTGTCTTAGCGTCAGCAATCAAGTTTTTCTTAGTTTGTCCATCAACTGTTCCACCAATTAGTTTCTTTATTGTATTATGTTTGCTCTTAAATTCTTTAAGCATGGTTTGTGAAGTTTTCATACCACCATAAAACAATTTGAAAAATTCAGAATAAGTATTATATACTGTTTCATCAACTTCATTTGCCAATTTTTCACGAATAGCTTTTACTGATGTTTCAATCTTGACACTTCTTAATCCATCACGCAATGAGGCAAAAAAGCAATCACCACCACCCTCATTTCCTTTTATTGAATATTTTACACTTTTCAAATATTTATTTACCCAGTTATGGGTTGGGTCTTCAACATATTTACTGATTTCATAGTCGCTTTCTTCTTTTGTTTGGCTTGCCAAAGCCATTATATCAAAAGTTGGTTTTTTTGATAATACAGCACCTGTCTTGCCTTTATCATCAATAGGAGAATCCTCACTGCTTTGGCTTTCTTCGTCTTCGTCTTCGTCTTCGTCTTCGTCTTCATCTTCGTCTTCAGACAATACACTAGTATCACTAGGTAATGAGCCAATTAAAGATTTGGCAAATGAAAATAATAGTGGTTCAGGCATTTTAGATAAGTCAATATCACCATCTTCATCTAATAATGTAGAATAAATATTATTATATGTTTCATATATTCCAATTTTAGCTATTACAAATCCATTATTTGCTAAATAAATATTAAAATATACAATATTTTTACTTTTATGCTCAAATTGTGCTAGTCCTAATACAAATTGTATAGTTTTATCATATATTTTTGCCGAATATATACTTGATTCTACATCAATATCATTGGTTGCTATAGCTTTAGTCTCTTCATATTTAATTGTATTATTAATTTTGGAGACTACCATTATATAATATAAATTATTTTATATGAAATGTTTAAACTATTATAAAATAAACTATTTAAAAAACTATTTTATAATCTATAAAATAACTAGGTTTTTACAAGTTCATCATATTTGTCGCATATATTCATTAATTTAAATTTAATTTTAGTTGTAAAACTAGGATAGCTAGTATTGTTTAATAATAACAATTTAAATGAATCAACTAGATTACATAATATATTTGTAGGGTGGTCTGCTAGTTTAATAACTTTGCTAATTTTAAACAACTCGCTACAAAATATTAGTAAAAATTCTTGTATTGTTTCACAATATATTTTATTATTTTCTAATTCTAAATTTTTTATAAAAAATTCGGTAAAGTGTGAAAGTGTTGACTTCATAGAATCGTGATTTATGAAAAAGTTGCTATAAAATTCTTGCTTCCCATTCTCTATATTTAATGGGTCATATAAACTAATGTTTATATGCTTATACAAATTTATTATAAAAATAATAAAACACTTATATTTATCATTGTTTTTATTTATAACAAACTCATCACATATAGTACTATTATTGTATTTAATTATAGTATTAAAATCTAAAAACTCATTATAATATTTTTGTAATAAATTATAATGTGTCAATGTTTCTAATTTGTAATTTTTATTATAGTATACATTAAATATTGAAAATAATATGTCGCTATAAATGGCGCTATAACTTACATTATTATAACATATGTATGTTATAATATAATTATCAATATAATTAATGTCTTCATTATTATTACTTTCTATACAATTTGTTAATAATTCCATATACAATGTTATTAGCTCATGTTCTAATTTAGCATAATTAGATGGGGTTAGCTTATTTAATATACTTTTAATTGAGCTTTTAACTACCTCAATTTTGGTTCTAGTTTCTTCTTTCTTTTTAATACTATTAGAGCGACTAGTATTATTGTTATTGTTATTGTTATTGTTATTGTTATTGTTATTGTTATTGTTATTGTTATTGTTATTATAAGAATGTTGATAATAATTATCACTGGTTTTACCTTTTAACTTTGTTTTTTTTAATCTAAAATCGTTATCATTATCAATATTATTTAATGAAATATCATTATTTATTGTTTCTAATATTGAATTTAGGCATTCTAATAATTGAACGTCTAAAGTTTTATTTTCTAATGATAAATAATACTCACTAATAAATGAACTAGTGTAACTAATCATAGTATTATTAATAATAGTTTTATTCTTTTAATTATTTTCGTTTTATTAATATATATAAAGTATTGCTTAATTATTAATAAACACAATGAATATATTATCAACGATATTAAGTTTTTACGATGACCCAGAAAAGAATAGCACTAACGATTATAATGATTGCTTTAAGTTACCAATAGAATATTTAGAACAAACAAAACTAAAACTACTGAATAATAATATAATAAGTGATTTAGAATTAAAAGTAACAAAAGAAGATGAGTCAGAAAATAATTCATGTGTTTACAATTTATATTATCATGTGTTTGACCCTACAAATATTTTTGAAAAGAATATTTTAAATAGATGGTCTAATTATTATACAATTGATAAAGAGTTTTTGCTAGAAAGCCAAGAGCTATTGAAAAATTACAAATCTATTAAAAAAGTGAATTTTGCCGATGATAATAACATAACAAAAGAAGAACAATTATATACTAATTGTAACAAAATTATATATGACAATGGATTTGTTAATAACTATCAATATATTGATATTCCACTATTAGATAAATATAACAATAACAGTATATTAATGCAATGTTTAAGCATATATAATCTCTCAAGTCCTGTATTTTCGCTATTAATTCCAATTATATTTTTATTATTACCATTTTTTATAATTAAAATACAGGGTTATGATATAACTTTTGATTTATATTTTGAGCATTTAAAGAAAGTATTTGCGAACCATATTATAGGGCAGTTGTTTACTTCATTTAGCGAAACAACAGTTAGCAATAAACTTTATTTATTATTTAGTTTTGGGTTTTATATTTTTCAATTGTATTTAAATTTTACAAGCTGTATCAAATATTTTAAAAATATTAAATATATAAATAATACATTGTTAGATCTAAAAGACTATATAAGTAATGCATTAAATAAATATGCTAATTTTTTGAATTATTCAAAGCATTTAAATAGTTATAAGTTGTTTAATGAAGAACTAACAAAAAATAGCACAATTTTTGCTAGTTATTATAATGAATTGACTAAGCTAGAGCCATATAAATTGAGTATTTTTAAACTTACCGAATTAGGACAATTGATGAAATGTTTTTATTCTTTAAATAAAGATAAGATATTTATTACAAGCTTGCATTTTTCATTTGGTTTTAATGGATATATTAAAAATATTGAAAAGTTGCAAGAATTTATAAGTAAAAATATATTAAATTATTGTTCTTATAATAGTTCTAATACTAGTCCTACAAAATTTACTAATGCATATTATGCTAATTTAAATGTTATTCAACATTCAAATACAAGAGAAACGAATACATTGGATAAGCCACTAATAGTAAAAAATTCGTATTGTTTAGATAAAAATTTAATACTTACAGGCCCAAATGCTTCAGGCAAAACAACCATCTTAAAATCTAGTTTATTTAATATTATATTATGTCAACAAATTGGGTGTGGATTTTTTGATAAAGCACAAGTCAAACTATATGACTATATACACTGTTATATAAATATTCCAGATACAGGTGGTCGTGATAGTTTATATCAAGCAGAAGCCAGACAATGTAAAAATATATTAGATAATGTTGAAAGTAACAAAGAACAAAATCATTTTTGCGTATTTGACGAACTTTATAGTGGAACTAATCCTGAAGAAGCTTTAACTTCTTCATTAAGTTATTTAACTTATTTAAATAAGTTTAGCAATTTAGATTATATTTTGACAACACATTATACAAAATTATGTAAGAAATTAAATAAGCAAAATAACTGTTATTGTATGAATGTATTGAAAAAGGACAATGATTTTGTATATACATATAAAATAAAAAAAGGAGTATCAAAAGTAAAAGGCGCACAAAAAGTTCTTAAAGACTTAGCATTTCCAGAAAATATAATAAACGGAATGAATTAATAATGAATTAATATTAATTCGTTAAACAATACTTAAAATAATATAATTTAAGTATAATATAAATGTTACATTTGTTTAAATTTATAGATTCTGGGTTTTTATTAACATTAGGATTAGTGTTATTAATAGGTGGTTCTATAATGTTGTATTGCTATCGGCGACTTAATTTATTGGAAAGAAGTATAATAGAACATGGTAAAATATTACAAAATTTTATAGTAAATTATAATACTCAAATGAGTCGACTATGTTTAATAAATAAATCAGGAACTAATGATGGAATATGTAGCTATGAAGAGTGTGATGATTATATTTGTAGTACAACAAATAATGATAAACTAGTTAAAAAATTGACTACGGAAAAAAAAATAAATGTTTCTGATGATGAAGAAGACGATGACGACGATGACGACGATGACGAGGATGATGACGATGACGATGATGATGACAATGATGATGATGATGAAGAGGATGATGACGAGGATGATGATGATGAAGAGGATGATGACGAGGATAATGACGAGGAACACGATAACACTAAAAATACCAAAGTGTTTGATATAAAAGAACCATTAACACTAAATAAAGACTTTTATGAAACGATTCAAACAAGTCAAACACTTAGTACTAGTACTAATAATGTAGAACTAGTTGAAATTAGTAATACTTCAAATTATTTAAATACTGATGAAGACATATTTATCAAAAATTTACCAATTGTATTAAATGATTATAATGAAGAGTTAGAACCTAGTTCGAAAGTAATTACTTTAGAAAATAATTCAGAAACAACACAAAAAGTAGAAAAAAAGAACTATAGCAAAATGAGAATAGATGATTTAAGAGCACTAGTTGTTACAAAAAATATTTTAGATAATGAGGAGGCACTAAAATTGAAAAAAAATGAGTTAATTAAATTATTACAAAAATAAATTTAATAAATAAATTTAATAAATAAATTATATAAATAAATTACATAATTAATAAATAAATTTTATAGTTAATATATATAAAAATGGAGTCAGGACTAATGATGTTAGTGCATTCTGTAATAATTGGAATTGTATTATATGTAATAATGGTATATGGTCTTAAACAGAGACATGTTGTTGCGGAAAATAGAAGTATAGTATTGGCAGCGCTAGCTTTAATATATATGATTGTTTTTGGTCATGGACTACCTGGAAAAGTAAATAAAGATTTATTTTAGAAAACTATTTTTTAGAGAACTTTGTTTTAGAGAACTTTGTTTACACTAATTAAGACTAAATTAGTATAATTAAGACTAAATTAGTATAATTAAGACTAAATTAGTATAATTTAGACTAAATTAGTATAATTAATTTAGAAATTAATGTTATAAAAATTAATATTATTACTATATAATATTAATTTTATGAGTTGGGGAACTTGCTATAATGGTTCAAATAATATACATTTTAATTATCCACCATTAATGGATGACTCAAGATTATTTAGCGATTATAACTCATCTGTTTTAAATGATAATGTTTTGAAACATAGAAATAATATACAAACAAATAGTGATTATAGAAAATATTTACAAACAAATAGTGATGCGCTAATTAAAAATAATCAATTAATTGCTTGTAATGAATGTAGTGTATGTCCTTATTATAATAGCACAAGTTCTAATAATGCTAATAGTAAAACACCATATATTTTTATGTCTACTTTGACACGCGATCAACCATATGGTTATGAAACTAGCAACTTAAAAAATATATATTTAAGTAAACAACAGCTAGACGCTCAAAAACATGTTACAAAGTATATTATTAGTAATTAGTAATTAGTAATTAGTAATTAGTAAGTATTTAATAAAAGTAATTTAAAGAATAATTCTATATTTTAATCTATTTTATATATTTTAATCTATTTTATATATTTTAATCTATTTTATATATTTTAATCTATTTTATATATTTTA